TCGAAGCAGTCCATGTCCGTCGTGTTGCGCAGCCGCAGCTACGGCGAAATCGGGCGCTGGACGATGCCTATCCAGATGGTCTGGGACCGTCTGTCGAAAGCGGCGGGAACCGTCGAAACGTCGATGCCGGATAGGAAGATATATTCGGTATGAGTTTCATTCGCCCCAAATGGTTGGTCGACGACCCGGAAAAGCACTTCGAAGGACAGCCGCCGGAGAACCTGGCGGCATACATGCAGCTTTCGCACGCCTGGAAGCAGGATCTCGCGCGGGAGAACCTTGTCGACTTCATCGAATACATGCTGCCGGATCACGACGACGAGCAGAATGTCGGCAAGAGCGAATACGTTCGCGCGCCGCATTCGATGCTGCTTTGCGATCTCGTCGAGCAGATGGAAAGCGGGAAGCGGAAGAAAACCGCCGTCTCGATTCCGCCGCAGCACGGCAAGACGATCACGATTTCGCTGTACGGTCTGGCGTGGATCTGGGCGCGGAACCCCCGGGCGAAGATCATCGTCGTTTCCTACAACCAGGACCGCGCCGACAAGTACGGCTCGGATCTGCGCGACGTGGTGATGAGCGATCGGTTCCGCCAGATGTACCCGGCGTTCTCTCTGACACCGGAAAACAAGTCGAAAAGCTATCAGGTGAACACGGCCGGCGGGTCGGTCATCTTCCGCGGCGCCGGCGGTGGGATCACCGGCTATACCGGCGATTTCGTCATCATCGACGACCCGTACAAAGGGGACAGCGACGAGTTCACCGATACGGCGCTCGAAGAACTTTGGGATTGGTTCTACAAGGTCACGGTTTCGCGGGCGAACAAGCGCACCCGCGTTTTCGTGGTGCATACCCGCTGGGTGGAAGACGACCTGATCGGCCGCCTCTGTGACCCGGAGCACCCGGAACGCGAAGGGCTCTACAAGGGGATCGCGAAAGGCTGGTTCTTCTTCAACCTGCCGGGCGTTATCGTCGAGCCGGAGCTGGCCGACATGCTCGGGCTTGAGCTGGAAATGCCGCTGGAGCCCGACGTGATCGAGCAATTCGGCATCAAGCCGATGGCGTGCCTTTGGGACGATGACTGCAAGGATTCCAAGTCGCTGTCGATGTACGCCGACTGGAAGCGCGGCAACCCGCGGTCCTTCTCGGCGCTCGTCATGGGCAAGCCGACGCCCGACGAGGGGCTTTTCTTCAAGGCGTCGCATATCGTCGAGTACGACGAAAACGAGCTGCCGCCGCTCGAATCCATGAACTTCTACGCCTCGTCGGACCACGCGGTCAGCGAGAAGAAGCAGCGGGATTATACGGTCCTAGGATGCGTCGGGGTCGACCAGAACGACGATATCTGGGTGATGCCGGACATTATCATCGAACGCATGGAGACAGATCGCACGGTCGAAGAGATCGTTCGCCAGATTTTGAAGTACAAGCCGGCGGGCTGGTTCATGGAGAATGAAATGATCTCCAAGTCGTTCGGGCCGTTCCTGCGCCGCCGGATGCAGGAGACGCGCGCTTTCACGACTATGATCCCCGTCACGCCGTCGACCGACAAGCGCACGCGCGCCCAGTCGATCCGCGCGTTGATGGCGAACAAGAAGGTGCGTTTCCCGCGCGGAGCGCCGTGGTGGCGGGACATGAAAAACCAGATCCTCCGGTTCCCGTATGCGACGAATGACGATTTTGTCGACTTCCTCGCGAACATCGGAAACGGGCTGGATGTTGAATACGGTTCACTTCCTACTAGAGAAGCGAACGACAATATGGTACCACCTGTCGGGTCTTGGGAGTGGATTCGGTGGTCGTCGGACCAGAAAGCGCGACAAAATGCGTCAAAACGTGGTGGATGGTGATGGAATACGAACAGGAAGCCCCCGAGACCGCGGGCGATCCGCAAGCTGAGATGCAGCCCGAAACGCTCGCTGTCCCGGAAGACACGAAGCGGCGCGTAAAGGAGTGGGTGCAGCGCATCATCGCGGCGAAGGACCACTGGAAGGAAACCTTCGATCGGATGCGCGAGGATATCTACTTCGCGAAGCACGGCGCCACTAAGGATTGGTCGACGAGCGATCAATACGTCGTGCCGATTGTCAGCCGGCATATCAACCAGGCCGTCGCAGGGCTTTATGCGAAGAACCCGACCGCCAGCGCGAAACGCCGCAAGCGATTGATGACGACCGTATGGGACGGCAAGCCGGATAGCCTCCAGGCGGCGATCGACACCGTCATGGGCGGTATGCCCGACCCGATGAGCATGGCGATCCTGCAAGACGCGGTGAAGACGAAGCAATACAACGACCAGCTCGACCGGATCGGTGAAACGCTTGAGATCCTGTCGGAGTATTTCGACGGCGAGCAGCGCCCGACGTTCAAACGCAAGATGAAGGCGCTGGTGCGCCGGGCGAAGACTACCGGCGTCGGCTACGCGGAACTTGGCTTTGAGCGCAAATATGGCGAGTTGACGGAAGACGAAACGACCGTCCTGGAAGACGCCAAGAACAAGCTCGCGGAGATCGAACGCCGCGCCGCCGACTTCGCGGACGGCACGATCGACGAGACTTCCGCGGAGATGAGCGAGTTGAAATCGGCGATCGAAGGGCTGGCGCAGAAGCAGGATATGATCCTGCGCGAAGGCCCGGTCGATATGTTCCCGAAGTCGACGAGCATCATTATCGACCCGTGCTGCACGTCGCTCGACGGATTCCAGGGCGCGGGCTGGATCGCGCGCGAGTTTCACGACACGCCGAAGGATATCCGAAAGAAGTATAAAGTGGACATCGGGGCCGACTACAAACAATACACTGAACATGGCTCGGGGGATTTGGCGAGATACGAAGCCAAGTCAAGCGGCGAAGACGCCGAAGACGCGAAAGGGCTCGCCTGCTACTGGAAGGTCTGGGACAAGTCGCTCGGCGAGGTGTTTATCGTTGTCGACGGCTACGAGGACTTCCTGTCGCCGCCCCGGCCGCCCGATTTCGAGGTCAACGGGTTCTACCCGGTCCTCGCGCTCACTTTCAACGATGCCGAGCCGGAAGAGGACGAAAAAGGCTCCATCTTCCCGGTATCCGACGTGCGGGCGCTACGCCATCCGCAGATGGAGTACAACCGGTCGCGCGAATACCGCCGGCTCCATCGCGAGGCCAATAAGCCGAAATACGTCTCCAAGAAAGGGCGCCTCCAGGACGAGGACAAGGAGAAGCTGGCAAACCATCGGCCGCATGAGGTCATCGAACTCGCGTCCATGAAAGATGGCGAAAAGGTCGAGGATATCCTGCAGCCGATGAAGACGCATCCGCTCGACCCTGCGCTTTACGAGACGAATAGCGAGGTCGAGGATGTGTTGCGCACTGTCGGCGCGCAGGAAGCGAATCTGGGCGGCGTCGGTGGCGAGACGGCAACGGAAACGTCGATCGCCGAGAACAGCCGCATGACATCGGTCGCATCGAATGTCGATGACCTCGACGACTTCTTGACGGAATACACCCGCGCCCGTGGGCAGATCATGCTGTCGCAGATGTCCGAAGAGACGGTGAAAGAGATCGTCGGCCCGGGCGCAATGTGGCCGTCTCTCTCGGCCGACCAGATCGCGAAGGAAGTCTGGCTCGTCGTCGAGGCAGGCTCAAGCGGGCGCCCGAACCGGGCGAGCGAATTGGCGAACATGGAGCGGGGTATGCCGGCTCTGCTGCAGATGCCGAACATGAACCCGGTCGTCCTTGGGCGGAAATACGCGACTCTGCTCGATATGGACCCGGACGAACTCATTCTGGAAGGGCTGCCGTCGATCCAGGCGCTCAACGCCATGTTCGGCAAGATGGGCGGAGCCGGCCCGATGGGCTCGCCCGCGCCGGCCGCGCAAGGCCCCGCCGGGGGCGACAACCAGGAACAACCGCCGGGTATGACGCCCGGCCCGCAACCGGCGCAGCCGAGCGGCGACGAGATCCCGGCCGGGGAATTTATTAACTAAAATGTCGGTTTTTGCGAAAAAGGACGAAACACATGGATGAAACAGTACTCACCCCGGGAGCGTCGGACGACGATCAGTTGACGATCAGCACGGCGTCTTCCTCCGCGCAATCCGCCACGATCGGAATCGCCGGCAACGACTATATCGTTCGGCTATTCGCATCGAAGGCGTGCTTCGTGCGGATCGGACCGGACCCCACGGCGGAAGCGAACGACTGCCCGCTGGCGGATAATGACCGGGATTATTTCGTTGTCCCGGGCGGAAGCAAGATCGCGGCAATTCGCAGCACCGAAGACGGCACATTGTCAATTACCATTATGCGTTGACGCCGTGTCGGGTTTTGCGTAGTTTGTCAATCGTGAGATTGGCAATAGCCAATTTCACATAAACCCGCGTCGTGAGACGCCGGATTCCCTTGATGGAGAGCGTATATGTCGGATTCGCTTACCGACGGTGAGGCTTTCGAAGCCGAACCCAACGTACAGGACGAGTCAACCGCCGGAGCTTCGTCCGCTTCGGATTCCGCGTCGGATAACGACGCCCAGGTCGCAAAAGAACCGACTATCGATGCGTATGAAGCTGCGCGCGAAAGTCTGGCTGAGAATTCGACCGACTCCGAAGATGGAAGTCAGGACCAGGAAGACGCTTCCGCCGCCGCGAACACAGAGGAAAACGCGGAGGAAGAAGACGATCTTCCAGACGAAATATCCGACGACGAGTTGAAGGGCTACAAGCCCAAGACCCGGAAGCGGATCGAGAAGCTGTTGAGCGATGTTAAGGGGCGCGACGACAAAATCGCGGCCTTGCAGGTTCCGGCGGAAGAATACTCCAAGATCGAGAACTATCTGCGGCAAACCAACACCACCATGCAAATGGCTGGTGACGCCGTGGAACTCGCGGCCTTGATCCAGAATAACCCGGAAGAAGCGTGGAAACGCATGGTCCCGGTTATGCAGGAACTCGGTCAACGTGTTGGCGCATTTCTCCCGAAGGATATCTCGGAGCAGGTCAAGAACGGGTATATGACCCGGGAAGCCGGCGCCGAACTCGCCAAAGCCCGTGCGGGCCAGAAACTCGCGCAGGAACAACAGCAGCGCCATGCGCAGCTCTCCGAGCAGCAGCAGCGCGAGCAACAGAATCAGACGGTCAGGGCGATGGATTCCGCCGCTACCGAACGGTTCCAGAGCCTCGCTTCGTCCGACCCTGATTTCGAGATGAAGCGCACCCGCATCGCGGAAAAAGTCCAAATCGCACTCCAGGAAGCGCTGAGAAGCGGAAAACCTCCCCGCAGCGTCGCGGAAGCCGTCGGCATGGTCGACAAGGCTTACGCGGCCGTGAACGCGGAGATGAAACAGTTTCTCAGGAAGCCGGCGGTAACGCCGGTCGACGGCGGATCTCGGTCACAAGCCGATGCGCCGCCGCGCAGTTCGATGGAAGCGGCGAAACGGGCTCTCGCGGCCGGTGCTTGACGCCATTTAGGCGGAAAGGACTCGTATAATGCCCTTTACAGCACAAGAGCTGGAGAACGTTGCGAACAGCCAGCTCGACTATCATCTGCGCGAGGGAGTCAAATCCCAGACGATTCAGGAAAAGCCCCTCCTGCGCATGATGGACAAGAAGTCCAAGTCGTTCCCGAACGGCAAGGACAACATCACCGTCCGGGTCAAAGGTGAGTACACCACCACGATCCAGGGCTTCTCCCACGACCAGGAAGTCACCTACGGCAACCCGGCGAACGTCAAGACGGCGGTCTATCCGTACAAGCGGATTCACGCCGGTATCGAAGTCACGTTCGACGAGCTGTGGAAAAACGGAATCTCCGTCACCGATACCAATCATGGCACCGGCGCGACGCGGCATTCCGAGCGCGAGCTGCACGCTCTCGTCGATCTCCTGGACGACAAGATCGAAGACATGACGGAAGGCCGCGAGCGCGGACTGAACCTCATGTACTGGCGAGACGGGTCGCAGGACAGCGAACTCGTTCCGGGCATCACCTCGTTCATCCTGGACGACCCGACCTCGGCGACCGTTGTCGGCGGGATCGATCAGTCCTCGAACACTTGGTGGCGCAACCGGGCGTCGCTCAGCATCAACGCGGGAACGCCGTCCAGCCAGAACGTCTCGAACATCCTGCAAAGCGAGATCCGCCAGCTTCGCCGCTACGGCTCGCCGAAGCTGAAAGCTCTCGCCGGCGCCGACTTCATCGAAGCGCTGGAGCAGGAAATCAAGGCGAAGGGCAACTATACCGACAGCGGCTTCGGCGGCTCCGGTAAGGCGCCCGATATGGGCGTCGGGGAGGTCTACTTCAAAGGGGTCCATTTCTACTACGACCCGACTTTGGACGATCTCAGCAAGGCCAAATATGCCTACCTGCTTGATGAGAACGCCATCCGGCCGATGCACATGCAAGGCGAAAAAGGCAAGCGCCACAACCCGCAGCGCCCGCACAACAAGTACGTCTTGTATAAGGCGATGACCGACGTGTGCGGCTTGGTTTGCGATCGTCGCAACACCAGCGGCGTCTACTCGATCGCGTAAGAAAGGAAGCGCACAATGAGTTTCGACACAGTTAGCGGCACCCTTGCTTCCGCGGTAGCGTCTGCAGGGACTTTCACGGTCGGGTATCCGACCAACCGGGACGACGGGGACTATCAGGGCGGCTACGCCCATGTCCTCATCGCCATCGGCGGGGTTTTCACGGCGGTTGCCGGGGATATTTCGCTGGCCTTCGGGGCGTCGAACATCACCGTTACTTACAACGGCTCGACGACACTTCCCGCGGGTACGGATTTCCGGCTCCAGATCGACAAAGCGGGTTCGGCCAGCAGCTTTTCTACGCCGCTGGCGGATACGGGCAAGATGGGCCGGTTGTTCCCGGTTCTCATCAACCTCGGCGCCCCGCTCACCGCGGACGCTGACGGCGTTTGTGCGTCGCAGGCTATCAACACGACCGGCACCATCAATGGCGCGCTCGCTTCCGGCGGCGTGGCTACCTTCGATGTTCCGCGGAATGTCGTGGCGGCCTGGACGACCACGGCGACGTTGACCGTCACCGGCACCGATATCGACGGGAACGTTCTCGTTGAAACCTCGGGCTCCGGCACGTCGATGGCAGGCAAAAAGGCGTTCAAGACCATCACGGCGGTAGAGAGCTCTACCGGCATTACCGGCGCCACGGTGGGCACGGGCGATGTCCTGGGCCTGCCGGTCTTCCTGGAAAACACCGGGCACGTTCTCGGTGAGATGGAAGATGGCGCGGCGGCAACCGCGGGTACGCTCGTCGCCGGCGTCTCGACGGCGGCCACTGCAACGACCGGCGATGTACGCGGGACGTATGACCCGAACAGTGCCGCGAACGGCGCGAAAGACTTCCAGTTGATCGCGTTCGTGAGCGACCCCTCCTACAAGGGCGTCACTCAGTACGGCGGCTAGTAACCCAGGTTGAGGGGCGCTTCGCCGGCGCCCCTCAACTCTTTCTTTTCTAACTCGTGGAGGCTGTAAAAATGCGAGCATTTTCCTGCGTTATCTATCTGAATGGCGAGATCAAGAACCAGGTCCGAAAGGTTCTGACCGCTCCCGAAATCTACATCATGCGCTGGCTGCACGGAAACGACGCCGTGAACGAGATCGCCCTGTGGGGGGATTACGCCAAATACAAGGGCGTCGATCGCTGGCCCGAATCCGAAGAACGCGAGCGCCTGAAAACCGAATACGACGAATATCTCATGCGGGACCGCGGCGCGCGGAAGCCGACGAGCATCGACGCGATGTTCGGCACTTTCAATCGGCTGCCGGATACGCTGCCCGACTTCGACGACGATGAGTTCGAAGACGACGAGCAGGCCCGCGACTCCGTTGCGGCCAAAGCCAAGAAGGCCGCCGCCAAGACGCGCGGCCGGCCGCCGAAATCGGCCCGCCCGGCTGAACGCACCACACCGCCCGCCCCCGCCGAGTTTGCGGATTTCGAGGACGGGCCGGTCGAACTCGTAGGTTAGAACATGGCGCGAAACAAAACCTTGGCGCAGTTGGTGAGCGGCCTGCGGCTGGAGATCGGCTCTACCAACTCCGTCTCGGTCGGCGCCGACTTTGAAGAAAACGTGAAGCAGCTTTTGCGGAGAACGCAGGAGCTGCTTTACGACGACTACGATTGGCCGCACCTCAACGTCATTACGTCAAAGGCGTTGACCGCCGGTTCACGTTTCTACGACATGCCGGCCGACCTCAACTTCGACCGCATCGCGAATGTCGCTATCCTATACGGCGGCACTTACGTTCCGGTGAAGCGCGGAATCGGGTTCCAGGAATACTCGTCTTACGACCCGGCGGCCGACGAGCGCACCGACCCGGTGAAGCGTTGGGGCGTTCGTTATACCGGCTCGGCCGATCAGATCGAGGTATGGCCGTTGCCCGCGTCGGCGCAGACGCTCTATTTCGAAGGCATCCGGGATCTGCCCGCGCTGACATCGGACAGTGACGTAGCCGCTCTAGATGACCAGCTTATCATCCTCTACGCGGCGGCCGAGATGCTGGCGAAGTCCAAGTCGGCGAATGCCGGGGCCGTGCAGCAGAAGGCGCAGGACCGCTACAGCCGGCTCAAATCCAACTCCAAATCCGGCAGCGCGCGAATTCAACTCGGCCTGGGCGATACCCGGCAGGATCGTAACGGGCCGTCGATCGTTCAGGTAGCCAGCTAATGAGCTACTACCAGCTTCAGGATTTCCGGCTGGGCATGGACCGCCGGCGCGTCTCTAGGTTCATGGGCGAAGCGGGTTCGGCGTGGCTCATCAAGAACGCACATCTAAGCCGCGGCGGCGACATCGTTCGCCGCAAGAAGTTCGACCCGGTTTACAACCTGCCTCCCGGCACGAAGGGGCTGTTCGCGCTCAACAACACGCTCTATGTGTTTGGCGAGGGCGCCGACCCCGGAGTCCCTTCCGGCGTCACGTATCAGCGCTGCGAACACCCGACCGGCGGCGCGGCGGCGATCTCCGAAATGCTCGACGCCGACGGCGCCGACGGCAAGGTATACTCAATCCACCGTTTCGCCGACGGCAATACCTACCACTATTATGACGGCGTTCGCGTAACCGATTGGGACATCCTCGCCGAAGAGATTGGTGATAACGACGCCGTTGCGGCCGCGCTGGCGGATCGCATCGACGAAAGCTCGTCGGTCAGCGCGAGTTCATCCGGCAGCGTCGTCACCGTCACGGCAAGCGTGGCGAATACGTCCTTCACGATCACGGCGTCCACGATAAATAACGGCGCGGTCGCGGATCAGTCGCTAACCGTCGCGCAAACGCAAGCCCCGGCCGCGTCCGTCGCGGAAGTGCTCGCGACGGCGGATGTCACGATCGACGGCGGCACGTCGAACCCGGGCACGAATATGGTAACGTCCATTACGATCAACGGCGTTGAAGTGCTCGGCGCGGCGGTCAACTGGACGACAAGCCATCCCGCGACAGCCACGCTCATCGCGCAACAGATAAACGCTTTCAGCTCGTCCCCGGAATACTCAGCAGCGGCCGTCGGCGCGACGGTGACGATTTCCGCAGCGGTGGGCTCGGGCGATTCTCCGAACGGGTTCGCCGTCGTTGTCACGACCGCGGGCGACGTGACGGACACCTCCGACAGCACTATGGCCGGCGGCGTCGACTTCGTGTCAGCGGCGCACCAGATCAACACCGTCTCCGTGGGCGGTACGTTCGAACCGCTGGACTCGTACACCGTGACCGTCAACGGCACCGACTACACCGTTACCGGCGCCGCGTCGGGAACCGGAACGACCGCGCAGACGTTTCGATCCAAGGTCTACAGCGTCGCGGGCTCCAACCTGTATTTCAGCGACTTGGAAGCGCCGTCCCAGTGGGTGGAAGACGACGACGCGCTCGATCCGGGATTTATCAACATGGCGCTGCAGAACGGCGGCCAGGAGTCGCTTACCGGCACGGCCGAGTACCAAGGGTTGCTCGCGATCTTCTCGCAACAGGCGGTGCGGATCTGGAGCATCGTTGAATCCTCCGCGTCGAACGTGTTCATCCAGACGCTTCTCGAAACCGGCACGCAGGCGAACCGCAGCGTCAAGACGTTCGGCAGCGAAGATGTCTTCTATATGTCGGACACCGGCATTCGCTCGCTCAAGGCGCGCGACAGTTCGAACTCGGCTTTCGTGAACGATGTCGGCACCTCGATCGACCCCTTCCTGCAGGAGTACCGCGAGACGTTGACGGACGACCAGATCGCGGCAGCCGCGGCGGTCGTCGAGCCGATCGACGGCCGCTACTGGCTGGCGATCGGAAATTACGTTTTCGCGTTCAGCTATTTTCCGAGCGCGAAGATCAGCGCCTGGTCCTATTATGATGTCGAGATGCAGATTACCGACTTCGCCAAGATCGGGACGCAGGTCTACGCCCGGGCCGGGGACACGATCTACCTCTACGGCGGGTCGAGCGGGAGCGTTTACCCCGGTGTCGGCGAAGCGCCTGTCACCGTGTCCCTGCCGTTCATCCACGCGAACGACCCGGCGAGCGAGAAGACGCTCACCGGTTTCGATGTCGTCTGCACGAACGATTGGAAGGTGAGCGTCCTGCCCGACCCGAACGACGATAGCGTGAAGATCGAAGCAGGCTATGCGAGCGACATCACCTACAACAAGCCCAGGTACGACACGACCGGCGTCGCTGGCTCTTTCGGCATCGACCTCGAATGCACGGCGGCCGGCGCCGCTACGCTGTCCGGGCTCGCGATGCATTACGAAAAGGGAGCCGCAAGCTAAATGTCGGCTTTTGGGGTTTTTAACTATCGACAAACAGAGACGAGCGGTGTAATTTCCGCTCTAGGCCGATGACAGAGGCTTCGCCCGCCTTGCGCCACTGGGAGACGGATTCGGTTCGACTCCGGCCCGTATGGCCCGCCGAAACGCGGGATCGTATCGTAGCCGCGGTGTTCGAAGATCCCCATATCAACACTATCCAGGATATTGAGTGGATCGCTCTCGAATTCGGCATGTCCGGCAAGGATCTGCGCCGTGAATTTGTTGAAGCAGATTTTTTCTTCACCGTCGAAACGCATGAGGGCCAACCGGTCTACGTCATTTGCGTTACGGCCGATGGCCGGGCGATGACGATCATGACTTCGATCCTGAAGGACCACGCGCTGGGCCTCACCCGGCTCCTGAAAAAGTTGGCGAAATCCCCGGTAGCGGCCGCGTTCAAAGGCGCCGTCACCGGATGCGACAAAAACGATTGGCGAGCTCGCTGGATCAAGTATCTCGGCTATGAGCCTCACGACACCTACACCGATTCCTTCGGCGTTGAGATGATCGTGTTCCGCCACCCGGGAGCAGCATAATGTGCGGCGGACAACAGACAGATAATTCAGCGGAACTCGCCCGGAAGCGCGAGGAAGAACGGGTCGCCCGCGTGGCCGAAGGCCGAACCGCGATCGACAATGCGTTCAGCGACGCCTTCAACGACGACTATTTCAACGATTACGGCGGCCAGGTGACGGGCTTCTACCTGCCCCGGGTCGACGATCAATTCGGCGACGCGAACAAGCGGCTCACGCTGCAGCTCGCCTCGACAGGTAATTTGCGGTCATCCGCCGGCGTCAAGACGCTGCAGGATCTCCAGGAAGAGTACAACCGGCACAAGATCGATATCGAGAACCGCGGCGTTGAATCCGTCAACGGGCTGCGCGGCGATATCGAGCGCGCCAAGGACTCTCTCTACGCTCAGAACTCGACGGCTGCAGACCCCGGCGCCGCGTCGGCTTCCGCCGCGTCGCGCGTCGAGTCGCTTCTGACACCGCCCGAGCTCAACCCGCTGGGCGATCTCTTCTCGAACTTCTTTGCCAACCTGAATAACGCGAAAATCGCGTCGCAGCGCGCGCCGTCGAACAGCTCGTCCGGGGTGACGATCTTCGGCGGGGGCGGCGGCGGCTCCGGTAGCGTGGTGGGGTAAGCGCATGTTCTTCTCCCCCCTGATGCTTTTGAGCATGGCTGCCAGCGGCCTGGGCTCGTTCCTTACCTCCAAAGCGGAGAACGACAATCTGCGCGCCCAGCAGAACGCGCGGAACAACGTGCTTATGATGAACGACCAGCGTCAACAGCAGTTCACGCAGGACGCGCAGAACGAACTCGCGAAGTCGGTCGACGACTATTCCGCCGAGAACCAGGGCGCCGAGCGCGAAGCGATCAAGGCCGAGCAGACGGACAAGTTCAAAGGCGCTACGGACGCTGATATCGGCTATCACTATGGCGACGGAAAGGTTCCGAAGAACCTGCAGAACGCCGTCGTGAAATCCGGCGAAGAGTCGAAGGCGGTGGCGGATCGTGACGCGGGCAACCTCGCGGGCATGAACGCCTTCACGCAGGGGCTTTTCGACACGCAGCGGCGCACCCGCGATTACAGCCGGAATATTGGCCAGATCTCCGATCAGGCGTTCGGGCAGGAACGGCTTGTGCCGATCGAAATGATCGCCGCGGCGAACAATGCGAAGAAGAAATCGAGCGGGCTGGGAACGCTCCTGCAGTTGGCGGGCGGTGCCGGTTCGATGTTCGCCGGCAGCGGCGGGTTCGGCGGCACTGAAATCCGGCCGTTCGAGTACGGTACGCGGAGTAACGGGATGCCGGTCATTCCCGGTTTCGGCCCAGGAGGGCTTTGATGGCGGGCTATATGAACCCGATCACGGGCAACGACCCCTGGGCGAAAGCCGCCGGATCGGCGATGAACTTCTTCGCGAACGGGTTTAGCGGCCCGACGCGCGACGAGCAGCGATTGCTCGACGCCAAGATTGCGCTTCAAAAGGCGCAAGCGGATAAGCTGCGCACGGAGCAGGTCGGGCTTGAAATGCAGAACAGCGCGCCGGCGAACGCCGAAGGCTTGTTCGGGCGCATGATGCTGGAAATGGCTGATCCGTCGGAGCAGGCGCGGCCGTCGCCGAGCCTCGTCGGGCCGATGCCGGCTGAAACGCCAGATATGATCCGCGATCGCTACGCGCCGGAGTTCTTCAGGAACGCAATGGAGTATTCGAGTGGCAAGCCGGGTGATCTCGGCGGCGTATCCCGCGCCGCTATGGGCGCAATGCCGGGCGACGCTTACGACCAGAACGTGATGGACCGCGCGATGATGGGGGCGGGCGACCCGTATAAGGACACGGCCGCCGGCTTCGGCGAGTCCGAAGCGAACGATCTTGAGCAAGCGTTTGGCGTAGCCGGTATCAACAACGCCGGCGCGATGGATCGCCTGAAAGCGACGCCGCTTACCGAGTCGCAGGCCCGCGCAAAGGCGTTTGCCGCGCTCGATCCGTCGACGCAGGGAGCCGCCGTCGGCCCGACCGAAACGGAAATGCTCGGCGCGCTGCTCGGCGCGAACTTCGACAACATGGCTGATCTCGATCCGAACCAGCAGCAAGTTCTGGACGGATACGTCGCCCCGATCAACGTCGGCGACGGCGATCAGATTTACGACCCCAACATGCAGCGGGGCGACGCGCCGCTCGCCGAGAACGCGAAGGATTTCGATCCGAACGGCGGCGGAGGCACGCTGCAAGCCGTCACCTACATTCACGCTGACGGCACGGAAGAACCGGGCCTGTTCGACAATAAGGGCGGCTACTTTAACCAGAGCGGCCAGCCCTACCCGCTGCCGGAAGGAACGAAAGTCGTTCGCATCGGGCAGCCGCAAGGCAGTAACGCTGAGCTTGGGCTGCCCGACAGGGAACTGACGGATTTGCGAGACGCCGAGGAAACCGTCGCGGGCGTAAAGTATTTCACGGGCCGTCTTAGGGAATTGGTAGACCAACGCGCAGTCGGCGCTTCCGGGTCAATCGCGCAGTTCCTAGAGGGTGTGCGTGGGCAGGCTGAAGGTTTTGCTGGTCTGCTGGCCTCTATTGAGGATGCTAACCTCCGCTCATCTTCTGCCGAGGATGCGCAGTATATACGCGGTAAGCTCGCGCCTATGGCGCAAGCGTCGGACAGAGCTTCCCGCATAGAATACCTCGCTATAAACCTGGCCATAGCGGAGGCCAAAGCGAGCGATCCGGGTGGGCGTTTGTCAAACATGGACGTACAGGTTCAGGAACGTGCGCAGCAGATAAACACGGCGCTCTCCAGTGGGACTAATATACTCGCGGTTCTTGACGAAATCGATAGACGAGCAGACGCTACTCTATCTCGCATAAAAGCCCGTAGAGGCGAAACGGCGGCCCCGCGAACAGGCGACCCGCAGCGGGTAACGTCGGACGCAGAGTATAACGCACTGCAGCCGGGGGAGGCGTATATCGCACCGGACGGAAAAGTAAGGGTTAAGCAGTAATGGGCTGGAGAGACGACCCCATTTTATCCGCCCCGTGGCAGAATGATCCTGTTGTCGGGCCAGCCCCGCACCAAGCGGAGATCGGCCCCGCTACAGGCCAGGTAACGCCAATCCCCCAAGAGGAAGAAAGCTCTTGGTTAGAGGATCTTTGGCGCTGGGGCACGCTCGGCTCTCAGGGGTTCAACCAGGGCCTTACCCAGTTGGTAGAGTTGCCTTACGACGCGCTGAACAACGCGCCGCGGCTGGGGAATCTGTTCACAGATGAACCTAAATTCGGCAAGATCAGCGAGATGGCGCGCGGTGTCCCTATCCTGGGCGATATGTTCCAGACGGACGACCCTTACATGGGTATGGCCGACAGCGCCGGGCTCACGCATGTCGTCGAGCCGGAAACGAAAGCCGAGCGTATCTTTGAGCGCGGTTTCGAGGAAGTAGGCGCGTCGGCGATACCTGCAGCCGGGGTTATCGGCCGCGCGGGAAGCCTAGCCCGCAAGGGCGTGCCCACCTCTCAAATGAACCTGCTCGACCGGTCCTTCGTCGCGCCAATAATGAACTCCCCCGGTAAGACCACGGCGATGGAGACGGCTTCCGCTTTCGGCGCCGGCGCTGGCGCAGAGTCAGCTTCCGGTTTAGGCCCGCTGGCGGAAACCATCGGCGGCATCGCCGGCGGGGTGATAGCCCCGTTCGGGCTGGGAGGGCTAACTAATCTTAAAGGTGCGGTGACAGGCTCACTGGGCGCGCGAGGCGACGCGGAGTTGGAGGTGGGCAGATTGCTTACGGAAGGCGCCACCGACCCCGACGTACTTCGCCAAAACCGGCTCATGGATATGGTAGAGGAAGCCGATGTCGCGGGCATAGAACCGACGGTCGGGCAAGCCACGAACGACCCAGGCATAAAGGCGCTCGAATATGGAAGACTCGCCCGCCCAGGGTCGAGCGGTGTTTTCGCCGCCAAACGCGCGCAGCAGAACCAAAAACTGTCGGAATCACTGAACGAGCATATCCCGGCGCATGCTACAGATGAAGGCATTTTGGGCGACATAGACGCTAACGAACGCATTCGGCAGGCGGAGTTCGACGACGCGCAGACGCAGGCTATCCTCGACGCTGAAATGTGGCAGAGAGAAGGCCGCATATCCGCCGAAGAAGCGCAGGCCATGATTGATGAAGCGCTTGAGTCTTTACCCGGGAACCCGTCGGTCGCCCGCGAAACGGCGTCGAACCAGGCGGCGGATCGCGTCTTCGGCGACGCGGAAGACAGCGTTTTGAGCCGGGAGCGTGCGCGCCGGAACGAATTGTACGGCCAAGTTCCAGACGACATCATGATCCCGACCGAGCGGGCGCGTTCCGCGGCGAGAGATATCACGAGCGACGTAGGCCGCGCCGGCGACCCGCCGAAAAGCGTATCGCGGATCGCGAATTACGGCGCGCCGGAACCTGAGAGTATATATCCCTACGCAGAGATTCCGCCGCCCCCGCCGAAAGCGGTTAAGATGCCGATGCAGCAGATCCGCGATGATCTCACTCAACTGGGCGATGACGCGCAGGCGGCGAAGCTGGCGGGGCGCCCGGGCGAAGCTCGCAAGATCGCCGAAGTTAAGAAGGGCGTCCGTGCTGACCTCGCGACAGCGAGTGAGGCGAACGAGCCCCTTGCGCGCGCCAACCGCAACGACTCCGAGAACTATGCGCCGCGCTTCCGTGAAGGCGTTCCGGCCGACGTGCGCGCCGGCAAGGTGACGAACGACAAGTATCTCGGCAAGGCGCTGAAAGACCCGGTTGAAGCCGACCGGCTCGCCATGACGATCGAGGGTGATGAAGCCGCCCAGACGGCGGTTCGAGATTGGCTGATCGCCGATCTAGGCTCCGGCGGCGCCGAGAACATGACGCCCGCCCGGGCCGACAAATGGTTGCGGGACAACGGCGCAGTGCTTGAGCGGTTCCCGGAAGTGCGCGATGAGGTTCAGCGCTTGCGAAACCAACTTGCATCCGGCGGCGACGAGATGGCCCGGGCGCAAGAGATTATCGAAGACGGCGTGCGGCTCCGCAGAGAGGCGAACGATATGTCTTTGGGAGAGATGTCTGGCGCCACTAAGCTATTCTCGTCGAGAGAAGGATCCGCGGCGCGTATGCGGGCAGTTCTGGACTCGAACAAGAGCCGGGAAAACTTGAAAGAACTGGTGGAGTTGACCTCCACCAAGGAGCACCTGGACGGGTTCAAAAAGAGCTTTTCCGAAGTTCTCCTGGGAACGGACGGCAAAGGTGGGATGCTATCCCGCACGGGGGATGGTGTAAACTTCCTGCCGGCCAAAGCGAAAGAATACCTGCAAAAATACAGCGATCACATCGATATCCTGTACGCCGACGCGCCGGAGCACGGGGAGAATATCAAGAAGATATTGCAATCCATCGCGGTAATGGATCGCGTCAGTTCGTCTCGCCCGGCCGGGACGACCGGTACTACCATGTCTTCCACGCCGGAAATTGCGGGTCTGCCGATAACGAGCGTCCTCTCGCGCGCTTTCGCTGCGAAAAGCGGGCGCACCAGTTTCCGGTTCATCGGCGGCGAAATGTTTGGGCAGATCGTGGCCCGACAGTTCGGGAAGAACCGCGCGGCGGCCGTGGAGAGTATTCTGGATGACGCACTCCTGAACCCGGAATTGGCCGCGGCGCTTTCAGCCCGATACACCAAGGAGAACGAGCGCCAAGCTGCGAATATATGGGAAGCGATCCTGACACGAGGCGCGGCCAGAGCCGGGCGCACCGGGCGGCTGTCTTATGGCGACCAGGAAGAAGATGAGGACGAACCCCTGCGCATCGAAGTGCGCCCGAACCCCGAATAGAAAAGACCCGCCGGTTGTTACGCCGGCGGGCCGAGTTTGAAACGAGAGGGGGTTTACACATGATCGGTGGATCACGACTTGAATATGGGGGATACTTCGGTTATTGTCAAGCGACAATTTAACGGAGAACCCGACAAATGGAACAGCCTCGCGGCATTCGCAATCACAACCCCGGGAATATCGAGTACAACGGAACGCCGTGGCAGGGCCTTGCCGAGCCCAAGTCGGACGGCCGGTTCTGCCGGTTCGAAGGCCCGACATGGGGCATCCGCGCCATCGCCCGAACGCTCATCACCTATCAAGACAAGCACGGGCTGGAGAATGTCTATCAGATGATCTCCCGGTGGGCGCCGCCGGTCGAAAATAACGTGCAAGCGTATTCCGCCCACGCCGAGAAGGCGCTCGGCGTCGGGCCGAGCACGCCGATCAACGTTCACCGCTACGCCGTCATGCGGCCGCTGGTGGAGACGATCATCACGCATGAAAACGGCGTGATGCCGTACAGCGACGCGCAGCTCGACAAAGGTTTGCTGCTCGCCGGTATCGAGGCGCCACAGAAGCCGCTCACGCAGTCACGCACCGTTCGGGGCGGCCAGGTCGCCGGAACGGCCGGCACCGTCGCCGCGGTGGC